TGCGCCACTTAGCGAGATAAAAGTTTGCGCGGTCTGGATACCCGCGATAGCTTGTAAAGCGCCGCCGATTGTTTCAAGCGCACTAGCGCCACTTGTTAATGTGCCTTTTAGCGTTTCAAAAACTTGCGAGATGCCCAGCAAACTCCCGGCTGTTTTTTTGCTGCTATCATCCAAATCGTTAAACGCCTGGACACCAGCCATAAAGCTTTGCAAAACCGGACCCCAAACATCCACGATACCGGAAACAACACGCGTCAGCGATTCAAATGAATCCACAACAAACTGAATAGCACTAGCCAACCCTTCAGGCGTCGAAAGATCAACACCGCTGAAAATATCGCCCAGTTCAAATCCCAAATCCTGAAGCGCCGTGATCAATCCGCTAAAATCAACCTGTGACAAGGCTTCTGGCAAGTTTTGGCCTATTTTCCGCAACAGTTCGGTTATATCGCCGCCGAAACCTTCAAACGCGGAAAATACCGGATCAAATGCCCCTTCATCAATCGATAAGGAAAAACCTTGCATAATTGATTTAAGCCCGTCAAGAATCCCTGCCCAACTATCCTGCAATGGATCGCCAACCTTTTGCAATAATACTTGTGTGCTGTTGGCTAACTGCTGTGAGGAATCGGCAACGCCACCAACCATATTGGTATAGTTGCGGTTAAAATCCTGCACACTGGAAGACATAGCCGACAGCGTATTATCAAATTTTCCTGCGCTGTCATTGGCAAGAATTAAAGCGCCTTTCGCTGCTTCAGAACTGCTAAACAGGCTATAAATTTTGTCTGCGCTGCCTCCGGTCGATTCTTTCAATCTATCCATGACGGCTGGCAGGCCATCGGTCGTAACCGATAAACCGCCTAAAGCTTTGGCTAAATCATCCGATGGCGCTAATAACTCTTTAATGACTGCATTTAGCAACGTCATGCTTTGATCAGCACCGACACCCGCGCCGGTGATCGCGGCAATAGCTGCGCCAACCGTTTCGATTGGAATATTAGCGGCGGCGGCGGTTGACGACACTTTACCGAGGTTGTCTGCAAGCATGGTCATCGTGATGTCGCCGTTTTGCACGGTCGTGAACATGGCTGCCATCACGCGCTCGGCATTGGTAGTATTGGTGGCGCTGTCGCTGGTAACTAACCCATAGGCGTTCATAGTCCGGGTAAGTAAGGCGGTAGATGACTCAAGATCGGTAGCTCCGACCTGGCTACCCTTTTCAGCAACGGCAAGAATATCAAGCGCTTTGGATGTACTGCCAAGGTTCGACGTGGCGATATATATTGCCTGATTGATTTGATCGAAATTACTGACCGAGTTAACCGCGAAATCCTGGATAGACGACTTCAGCTTGTCAACATCAGCAGGCGTGGCATTAACTAACGAGCCAATCTCTTCTACTTTTTCGCCAAAACGTGAAGCCTCATTAACCGCTACTGTTAAAAATGCAGAGCCCAGCGCAATAATAGCGCTCTCAGCAACCAAGGCTTTTTGAGCAATATCGGCGAGCGGCTCGGTAACACCGGATACCTTATCAACCGTGCTTTCTAGTCCGCTTGCAACACTCGCCAACCCGCCGCCGGTGTTATCAATCGCCCCAAAGATTATCTCAACTGTACGCTGTAAATCCGCCATCAATAAGCCCTATAGATTTGTTTTACAACCGGACAGCATCACCACATTGACACTAGCAAAAAATTGCCCGGCATTAGATAAGCGCTCGTTGCTATCCCGCCATTGTTGCAGTTCCTCGTCATTCAGAATACCGGCTTTGCTGGCTGATTCTTCCAGCTTCTGCAATTGAGCGCCGAATCTGGCCATTTCATAACTGGTTGTCGCTACTGGGAAAATATGCACATTGATATTTTTCAGCTGATGCTGTTGAAAAAGCCCATGTAACCTACGACCTGAAAAGCCATTCTGACAAAACTTTGTGGCTGCATGGTTGCTCAATTTGCGTTCAATTTCGATTTCTTCGCTGTTGATTGATAATGTTCCCCAATCAGTATCGACGACAACTATTTTGCCGTTCAATTGAGCCACCCTTAGCATTTCTGAAAAAGCCTTGTCCGGGCATGATAAATGCTGGAATAACCGCTCACAGCGCACAGAGCTGAACTGATTATCATTGAATGGCAAATCGTCAGCATCAGCGTGCAAATGTTTTACCCAAGCGTCACATGATTTCTCAATAGCGCGTTGGTTAGCCTCCTTAACCATATCCTGATCGTAATCAACGCCGATGACAGCACCCATACGACCCACTTGCGAGGCTAACATCAGCGTATCAACGCCAATGCCACAACCTACGTCCAAAACAGTGTTTCCGGAAAATATACCCATCAAATCATAGGATGCAGATTTAATCTCGGAAAATATGCCGGATGTTGAGACCAAAAAACCAGAGTCAACATAGCCGTTTTTATTGGTAATAATATCTTTATTGATAGGCGTCATGGTAAGGTGTTTGCTTGATTATTGCGTTGAAATAGTCGGATACTTCGGGATTTTTAAGCGCCATGCTAGCAAGCGCAGAATCAATATCAACGAGGTTTGCAAATCGAGGCAGGCCTGATGTAAACCGCACAGGATTGCTAACCGGTACAAAATTCATCCCCATACTGTTACAAAACCGAAACATCACTTTATTAGACGCAACCAGTAAATATTTTTTTCCGCATTGCTGGGCGGTTTTAACGCTACAAGCCAACAGAGCCAGCAACAGCAACCAGGGATATTTGCTTAAGCAGTTTGTTGCAGTATTCTTGTATTCATCCAGTACACACACTCTTGACGCCTCCGCCATGGTCAAACGGTTTTTTAGATCAGGGTGTTTTTCATGGTCTACTTGCAGGAATTGCTCAAGCGGAAATTGCTTGTCCGGGTTTTCCTCGTCCGGCAATATGACCCTTATCGTTGCCGCATATTCGTGGCGCCCACGATGAAGTATCAGATAATGCACGGAGCGCATATCATCTTTGTCGAATTCCAGTGAAAACCGGTTGCTATTTTCCGTATTAATGCCGCTTTCTTTGTAGTAAGACTTATGTCTTAGCCTGAAACACTCAAGTATCAACTTATCGGTGTTGGCTTCGATGATTTCGTAACTTTTATTGAATTCCGTTAACACAACTTATCCTTTATTTATCCAGGTAAACAGGCAAGCAAACAGCACTGATATGATGCGCTTTTGAGAGATCAATCATGCCGTTTTTTACCCTATTACAAATTTGTTCAGAATTACTCATATAAAATCCTTGTGATGGTTTGATAACGGAAACTTCGACAGATTCCTTAACTAATTGAATTGAAAAAAACACCAATATCCAAGCGACACTCATAAAATCCATCAATAGTTTTAGTTCTTTTTACTCTATTAACGCTTATTTTTATCCTCGTAATAAAGCTCCCAAAGCATCACTTCAGTTTCGCTCAATTCGCCATAAGGGAATAATGATGGACAAACTTCATAAAGCAGTTTACCCCTCAAATCACACAAAACCATTCGGCTGCGGAATGTTTCATCGTTCCACAGCCTGGCTACTTTTTTATATCAGCGCCAAGCCCGGTTAGCTCTATTATTTTGTTGGTCAGCTGGTAGAACTCAATCGGGTAGTTTTCAGCTAGCTTGACCGCCAGTGACTTTTCAATAACCGGATCAACCGAAGCGATAACTAGCTGCTCAAGGCGCTTGGCCAGTTCTGCCGAGACATCATCACCAATGCCCAATGCCGCGCGGATCTCGTCAATTTGTGCGCTTTGGCTGGACAGGGCCTTGATGATGGTATCAACGTTTTTTTGCCGAGACGATGCTTCCATTGTTTTGGCTAGCTCATCACCGGTCAGGTTCCGAACTCGCCAAATACAGGCGCTATCACCGTCAAAAAAAGCTTTCAGCGCCGGGACATGAACCTCATCGATGCGCGGCTGAAACTTGGCCCGCATGAATGCCTTATCGTCAAACATTAGCTAGCCCTATTAACGCTGGCCGCTGATGCTGAAATGGTCACGTTCACTTTGGGATGATCAGCAGCGCCAAAGGTGCGGCTAACGCCAATCTTTCCTTGGGTAAGGATGTAAGGCGCTTTATTAGCATCCTGATAATAACGAATCCAGCGGGTGTCGTTGGCTGCCGACAAAATAGGGTCGGTTACGCCATCCTTAAGAATCGCGGTAAAAGAACCCTGGCCAAGTGATTTTGAAGAGCTACCTACAACGCCGCCATAAACTACGGATGAAGAAACCGAATGTGTGGTTTCAGCCGGCACAAAATCATTGGCAAACGCCTGTTTACTAAATATTGGCTCGGCATACGATGCATAAACGGCTTTTGGGATTGCACCGGTATGAATCAACGGCAATGCCGCGTCAAATACGACCGTGCCATTGGCGTTATCAGTCTCATAAATCGGGTAATCGTAACGCTCAAGATGTGTTCCGACCGCCTGAAATATTTGATCACTGGTAATCGGTGCGGCGGTGTTTGATGTTACGCGCACCTGAGCAATTTCGATGCTTCCGACCGGAATTAGAGGTGGGCCGCCAGCAGCTGCACGTGTCTCTGTAAATGCTGTTGTTGTGCCATCCGTACCGGCAATAACCGCAATGGCTCCAGCTGATGTGATGGTAATTGAATTGACTTTAGCAACGGCTGTTGCCGGACGGGTAATAGTCTTGTCAGTACCGGCTGAAACAGCTGTTTTAACGCCTGCCAGATAACAGCTAAGCGCCGCGACATCGACCCCATTATTTATTGCCGACACAGCGATAGTGACATCGCCGCCGGTGATCACTCCATTTGGCCGCACATCGGGTGAATGCCCGGTTGAATCCGAGAAAATATCGGCTGAAGAGTTAAAGACTTTGTGGTCGCCTGAATCGGTTAAAGCCGACATGGCAAAAGGAGTAACGCCTGATTCGTACTGTATTAAACTGTTTTCGTTATTCATTGTCCGCCTCGTGGGTGTGGTTAGAGGCGGCTATGACAGGCGTTTACAAGTGCGGCCTATCGCGTGCTCATGGGATTTATTAAATATTTTTAGCTTGGCATCGTGTAAGGATCGCCGGTTACTATGTTGTAGGTAATCGTAAAAATAGCCGTTAACGTGGTGTAATTGCCTCCATCTTGCGGATAGCTTGGCGTAGCAGATGATAGGACGATATTATCTACCAACCCGCCAAATGTTTTGTCTGTTGCCGCGCCCACAAACGTGGTGATCACAGTACCAAGCAAGGCGTTGGCCGATATACTGGGATTGGTAGCGCCATGCTTCCATATGCATTCGACCGCAATCGGAAACGTTATTTTTTGTTCGCCAAAATAGGGGGCGTGGGCCTGTTCTTCACCGTCCCAAATCGACACGAATTTTGCATCACTCTCCCCAATCGAGCGTTGCGCTCGCAATACAGACATCGTCGATAAGGCCGCCGCGCGGGTGGTAAAAGCGGCAATAATGCGTTCCCTGATGGTATTACTCACTGTTCAATCCTAATAAAAATGTGACTTGATGATCCAGCTCACGCTGCAAGCGCTCGGCTGAAGTTTGCTCAACCTCTGCGCCCAGGCCTGGCGTATTTTCATAGACCGAGGCCAGATAAGGCCCAACTAATTCGTCGATGGGCAAGCGCTTTGTACCTTGCCGCTCGAACAGGCCTATATAGCCATTCGGCATGCGGGCAAAAAAAGCGTGTCTAAAGCGCACAGTCGGGCGGGTTTTCCAAACCTTGACCGACACGCCATTTCCTGAATCGCGCGTTTGTGATGCAGCGACGCTCGGGTTTGTGCTAAACGCGGCTAATGGAATCCTTTTACTTCTCATGCGCATCATTGCGCCCAATTCATAATTGGTTGCCCGCTCCTTGGTGATGTTGCTTTTAATCAGCGCCGATTTCAGCGTCACTGTTTCGCCAATGCGTTTTGCGGTCAATGTTACAGCCCCATCCAGCGTGCGGTTTAACGCAGTGCGCATGGCCCGTTCAGCGCCGTTGCTGATATCGCCCAACAGATTGCGGATGTCTTGTACTTGCCGCTCATTAATTCGAATTCTTGTGGCCATTAATGCACCACAGATTTAATAATATAACCATCATCGTCCAGCACCGCATCAACCGTTAAGGTTTTGCTGTTGTGGATGAAAGTGTCGTTTTTTGCGATGGCCGGTGTTTCTATTTTCAGTGTTTCTATTGTTACTTGCCGTTCGGGAACATAGGCGTCTATCGCCCAGGTTTGTTGTACGCCATAGCTAATAATCGCTTTAATACTGGATGGACTGCCACCCAAGGCCGTATAGGTTACATCATCGCCCAGGGTATCGATGATGGCTTTGTTGGGGAATAGGCCTAAGAAGGACATTGTTTATTGTCCCATTACTCCGATAAAATTATCGGAAATTGGTTGCAAGTTAATATCATATCCTGTTGACACTGTGCAGCCTGCTGTTAAATAGGATTTATCCCTTGGTGAAAAGTCATTTAAAACAACGGCTGGAAACACGGTTGCACTGTATGCTTTCCCATGCGTATTGAATATATCAGAGCTAAATCCGGTTACTGTGTTGATGACACTGTAATCAATATCTGCATTAGTGTATGGGGTAGCAGGAGAAGCTTGTTCAATGGAATCAATAAATGAGTTATTAATAACGAACTTGACTGGATCGGTAGATTTTACACACACCGTTGTTTGTCCAGTCACAATACTATTTTTCAGTGTGACAGCAGTAGTAGCTGCTGACACTATGCCATTAACACCGCCAATAAGTGCTGACATGATAAATGTCAGATTAGGCGCATAAGTATTCGCATTAACAAGCGTGGTAGCTGTTGTGCCGAATATCTTACTACGCTTGAATACTAATGGAGCAGTTCTAGCTTGTACTACTGTTCGAGCTGTAGCACTACCCAACATCAAGCTTTTGTTAAATGTACATCTATCAAAAGTTTGAGTTGATCCAGTTCCACCAGTTACATTACCTTCTAGCAATGACCCAGTATTATCCGCTGCTTCAAAGTCTATACGCTCGTATCGACCGACGTTATTATTATTTGTAGCAAAATAAAAAACACGAGCCTCGGCTGCTGACTTTCTAAGCTCTACACGGCCATCGATAGTTGATGGTGTAGTGTGGGTTACTTCGCCAGCCGTAGCAGGATTAGTTGCGCTTGTCCAGAGAGGCCCAACAGATAGCTGCTCGTAAGCGCCGGGTTTAATCATCAGCCTGCTACCATGTGTGAGATGGCTTGATGAATATGCGTAGCGTGGAGTAGCCCAAGGGTAATCAGGAGAGCCACCCTGATTTAGATTGTTGGCCGCGACAACCGCTGCCACATCATCAAGCGCATTAGTGGCTGATGCGTCAACCCAAAATACCGGTGCGAGTGCATCCGGTTCATCTATCTCTCCTATTTTTTCATCATAAAAATATGTTTTCCCCGCACTACCGGCGACTTGATAATGTGAGATACAAACCCTACTACCAACATTAAACATAGTCAATCTGGTTGTAGCGTCGCCAGATGCTCTTAGTTGCACGATGCCAATCGTTTTCCAAGTTGCGCCTTGATCAAAAGATGCAAAAACCTGCCTACGCAAGTCAGTGTTTTCATTTTCCGCAAATTCCACGCAGTAGAAAGCGCCGGATTTGCTAGTTATTCCTGTTCCGCCTGACAAATTGGCTTTTTTAGCATTAACAGTCGATACCTTTACAACAGTATCGGCGTTTAAATTCTTGTCAACTGACCAAATACCGGTCTCAGTTGGGGCATTGCTGCCTCTATTATCAGATGTCCAATAAACTTTTGACGCACTAAAGAATAATGACAATGGCCGATAACGTCTATGATCTGCACTACGAAGAATATCGAATCCTTCCTGAGTAGCCATCGTTGCATGAGTAAAGTTTCCTGTCGGCCATGTAGATATACCATCCCATCGCAGAATACAGCAATCAGCGGCATTATCACCATGTCCAAAGTAGATATATCCTGAGTATGGGTCTTGCTTAACTAAGTGTGTATGACGCGAGAAAGCATTGCTTATACCTAATGTACTCCACGTCAACCCCGCGTTATAGCTTATCTGATACGCCAAGGTGTTTGTGCCACCTGTTAACGTATTATACCAGGCTGCAATTACCGCAGGCTTTCCTTCAATAGTGACAGGGCACAGGTTCTCTCCCGACAAAAGACTACAACTTGCTTGATGGGTAGTGCCGGTATGTCCTATTGATAATACTGGAAGTAGATTGTCAGCTGTAGCATTATTGCCAAAATGGACACCGCCATCCAAGGATCGATAAAGATATGAAAGTTGACTTGCTGTTGATCTTATTTCAATCGCCAAAACACCATCTGCAATCATTTTGATAGAGCGCAACTCCGGATCGGCTATAGCTACACCCAAATTTGTCTTGAGCGTGGTCATGGTGATTAAATTTACTTTGGCGTGCGTATCCAACAAAATGTGCTGTAAAACAAACGATGCCGACGTGAATGTTTTAGTAGCTACGCCGTTCCAATCATCTGACCCGGTAACAGCTGCGGCAATTGCGAACGACGGATAAAGACGCTTGCTTGTCGTAGAAGGGGCGGCGATTAGATCTCGGTAATTTACTTTATAATTACGCGCGGATGATTCTATGTCTCGTTGCGTAACCAACCAATCCAGGCCTGATATATCGCTACTTGGATTAGTAAGACTCTCAAATCTATTAATAGGAAAGCCCATCTTAGTATCCTATATTGATAAGATCTCCAGCAATGCCGGTAAATCTTGCATGAGTGATACCAACATTAACCGTGACAATCAGCATTGTTGCTGATGTTATATCGATTTCAGGGTTAAAATATTCTAAACCGTCA